CGTGGTAGAAAAATCAAGAGATATTTACGAATCACTACTTGAAGATGAAGAAGAAGTAGAAGAAACAACTGATGAAGAAGTTGATGAAGCTACAGATGAAGAAGTAGATGAATCAGAAGAAGATCTAGACGAAGCAACAGATGAAGAAGTAGACGAAGCAACTGACGAAGAAGTTGACGAAGCTGCTGATGAAGATCTAGATGAAGCAGACGAAGAAGTTGACGAAAACTTTTTTGGTGACGAAGTCGCAGTAGAAGGTGACCCAGTAGACGATATGATGGGTGACGTAGAAGATCCAGATATGGCAATGGAACCAGAAATGGGTGACGACGATATGGGTATGGGCGACGAAGAAGGCGATGTAGAAGATCGTGTTGCAGACCTAGAAGACGAACTAGAAGCTCTAAAAGCAGAATTTGAAGCTATGATGGGCGACGAAGAGCCAGGTGATGAAGAGCCAGCTGATGATATGCCAATGGATATGGATTCAGAAGAAGGTGACGACGAAGAAGCTGAAGAAGAAGCAATTGCTTTCGAAGACGAAGAAGTAGAAGAAGCAGCTGACGAAGAAGTAGAAGAGTCAAAAGCACCAAAGTCACAAACAGAAATTATGCGTGAATACACAGATAAAGTCACCGGCGGCGGCTTAGATGCTTCTAAAATTGGCGGAGACAATGGTGCGAATGCAAAATCAGTAGTTGCAGGTAAAAACGATATGGGCGGAACATCTGCAAATATCGCAAAAGGTGGAGACGCTGACACAGGCGGCACAACCGGCGGCTTAGCAGCACCATCAACGAAAGAAGATAACGCAGGGAATGTAAACGTTCCAGGCGGTAAGGCTTCAAAATCAATGAAGTCACAACCCGGCCATGGTGCCGAGAAAAAAGGCAAGCCAGAAGGTGCTGACAAAAGCGCAGGCTCACCTTTAAATGGTGCTCCTAAAAGAGCAAAATAAGGACTGATTGATGAAGGTACTAAGCGAACATCTGAATTTCGACCAGGCTAGAATTGTTGTTGAGTCTGCTAACGAAGGTAAAGATCTTTTTATGAAAGGTATTTGCATTCAAGGCGGAGTACGCAACGCAAATCAGCGTGTATATCCCGTTAATGAAATTGGCAGGGCTGTCACCACACTCAACGAACAAATTAGTGGTGGCTATTCAGTGTTAGGCGAAGTTGATCATCCTGACGGACTTAATATAAACTTAGACCGTGTAAGCCATATGATTACAGAAATGTGGATGGATGGACCAAACGGTTATGGTAAGTTAAAAATTCTACCAACTCCGATGGGACAACTAGTTAGAACAATGCTAGAAAGCAACGTTAAATTAGGTGTCTCATCTAGAGGGTCTGGTAATGTAAGCGAAAGTGGCGGTGGAGAAGTATCAGACTTTGAAATCATCACAGTAGACGTTGTGGCGCAACCTTCTGCGCCAGGCGCATATCCAACACCGATTTACGAACATCTTATGAATAGCCGAGGCGGTTATAGGGCGTTCCAAACATCAAGGGAAGTTCAAGGCGACGAAAAGGCACAGAAATACTTAAAAGAGAGTCTATTAGATATAATAGACAAACTCCGCTAACAAGGAGAGGATAGACAATGTTAGATGCACTAAAATCACTCTTTGAAAATTCAGCACTATCGGAAGAAGTGCGCTCAGAACTAGAAGAAGCATGGAACGCTAAAGTAAAAGAAAACCGTTTACAAGCGACAGCAGAACTACGTGAAGAATTTGCTAAAAAGTATGAACATGATAAAACAACAATGGTTGAAGCCATTGATGCTATGATGACAGAAAAACTTAGTGAAGAAATTGCAGAGTTTGCTGAAGATCGCAAGCAATTAGCAGAAGCAAAAGCAAAATTTGCTATTGCACAGCGTAAAAATGCTAATCTAATGAAATCATTTGTTAGTGAAACACTAGCAAAAGAAATCAAAGAACTACACTCGGATCAAAAAGCAATGGCTGACAAGTTTGTTGCCCTAGAAGAGTTTGTAGTAGAGTCACTTGCAAAAGAAATTGCAGAGTTTTACGAAGATAAAAAAGATCTTGCCGAAACAAAAGTACGTCTTGTACGTGAAGGCAAAGCTCACGTTAATAAAGTTAAAAAAGACTTTATTGAAAAAAGTGCAAAATTGGTATCGGAAACAGTTGCTAAAGGTCTTAAAAAAGAAATTTCAGCACTTAAAGAAGATATTGATGCAGCACGTGAAAATGATTTTGGTCGTAAGTTATTCGAAGCATTTGCTAACGAATATCAACACTCATATCTAAACGAAAAGAGTGAAACTTCAAAACTTCTAAAAGTTGTTGGTACAAAAGACAAACAACTTGCAGAAGCAAGAGAAGCAGCGGCTAAAGCAATTAAACTTGCAGAAGCACAAGCAAATCAAAACAAAATGATCACTGAAAGTGCTAAACGCAAAGACACAATTAACGATATGGTTGCGCCATTAAGCAAAGACCAGCGTGAAATTATGGTAGACTTACTGGAATCAGTTCAGACTGACAGACTACGTTCTGCGTTTGACAAATACCTACCGGCAGTTATCGACGGTAAAGGTCCAGCAAAGAAGAAGGCAGTATTAGCAGAAGGCAAAGAAGTAACAGGCAACAGAGAACAATCAAATGACATCAAAGCAGACGCAGACAACAATGTTGTTGACTTAAAGCGTTTAGCTGGATTATAAGAGGAGAAACCAATGTCAGAACTATTAGAAAGTCGCTGGCACGATACAAAAAGCGCACTTCTTGAAGGCCTATCAGGCAATAAGAAAGCAGTAATGGCTTCAACATTAGAAAATACACGTAAGTATTTGGCTGAAACCGCGACTGCAGGTGCTACATCTGCCGGTAACATCGCAACACTTAACCGTGTGATCCTTCCAGTGATCAGACGTGTTATGCCAACAGTTATTGCAAACGAACTAGTTGGTGTACAACCAATGACTGGTCCAGTTGGTCAAATTCACACACTACGTGTACGCTACAGCGACACAGTGGGCTCAGGCGCTTCAGGCGCAGTAGCTGGTGAAGAAGCACTATCACCATTCAAAATTGCTGAAGCATATTCAGGTGACGGTACAAACGCACCTGCGCCAACAGCATCTCTTGAAGGTGAAGCTGGCAACAGACTAAGCATTCAGATCTTGAAACAGACTGTAGAAGCAAAAACACGCAAACTAAGCGCACGTTGGACCTTCGAAGCTGCTCAAGACGCTCAGTCACAGCACGGTATTGACGTTGAAGCAGAAATTATGGCTGCTTTAGCTCAAGAAATTACAGCAGAGATCGACCAAGAAGTCTTGGCATCTTTGAAAACACTAGCAGGCACAGGTACAGACACATACAACCAAGCAGCAGTTTCAGGTACAGCTACATTCGTAGGTGACGAACACGCAGCATTGGCAGTGTTGGTAAACCGTGCAGCAAACAGAATTGCACAGAGAACACGTAGAGGCGCAGGTAACTGGGCTGTTGTTTCTCCAGCAATCCTAACTGTACTACAGTCAGCAACAACATCAGCGTTTGCACGTACAACAGAAGGCACATTTGAAGCACCAACTAACACAAAAATGGTTGGTACACTAAATGGCGCAATGAAAATTTACGTGAACACATACGCAGCAGATGATGACGTGCTAGTAGGTTATAAGGGTACTTCAGAGTCAGACGCAGCAGCGTTCTACTGCCCATACATCCCACTAATGTCTTCAGGTGTTGTACTTGATCCATCAACATTTGAACCAACCGTATCATTCATGACACGTTATGGTTATGTTGAGTTGTCAAACACTGCGTCATCACTTGGTAACGCAGCAGACTACTTAGAGACAGTTGAAGTTAACGCAAGTAACCTAAGCTTCTCATAAGTTTTAATTTTAAGATTTACAAAATAGGCCCTACGGGGCCTATTTTTATGATAACTACATTATGGACATAAGTGTAGAAAAAACCCCAAAACAAAAATTAAGTCAGTACGCAGTTGACACAGCAAGTAGTGTGAGCATTACACATTTACCTAAAACAGATTTATCACGTGTAAAAGATGCAGCAATAGAACTTAACGAACAATCAGGTAGTGCAAAAGCAGTTGCACACATTGCAGCACGTAATTTACAAAGTGAAAGTGAACTACATAAAAACTGTATTGCAATGCGCAAAGCAGGTGTAGATAAAGTGTTGCTTATAGGTGGTAGCACATACCAAGGTAAAGTATATCAAACTTTTTATGAAGTACGAAATGCTATCGAAGACTATGGATTTAAAATGTATTGCGGAGTATATCCGCAAAGCGAAACATATGCTAATATGGCTTTTACAAAATATATGCATTTTGCAGGAGGAATAAGTCAATTGTGTTTTAATCCAAGATTATTAAATACTTGGGAAAAGAAAACAAGATTTGGTGTTGCAACAAATTGCACACTGAATGGATTATGGAAATATGCAAAATTATGCGGACTTACTGATAGTGTTTCTTACGCTGTAGGAAACATACGTGGTTTGACTTATGTTAACACAAAAGGATTTAACACAGTTAAATTTGTAAAAGATTTAAGAGACAATCCTATTCATCTTTACAACTTTGGTAAGTTAGATCAAACACTATTGCAATTGGAGATGATGTAATGATAGTAACAGGACAAGTTTATAAATTTATAGGAATTCACGGATTGATACGTCCTGACGAATGGGGACAAAACAGAACTGATGTTTTATTTAAAAAGAAAGAACATAAACTTGTAATAGGTGATAGAGTACAATACGAAGCTATAGATCACAATGGAAGAAAACACGCAGAAAATTTAAAAAAAGTTGAATAAAGAGGTTGATTTTTATTTTGTATATGCTATATTAAGTACATAACAAAGACGACGGTCCGAGTTAGATAGTGCAAGGAAACGATGCTTACCCAGGCATTAACTTGACTCACACGCTGTGGTGGCGCTGTAAGACTTTGGAGACAAAGCATTGCAGTAAAAGTAGAACTAACCATTCTATTGTGAGGTTCCGTGCTGTTTTGAGCCTGATGGGGCATAGTGCGGTTGTTGGTAATCAGTAGTCCAGCCTATCAATAATATAGAGAAAGGTCTGCAACATAATTGCAGGCCTTTTTTTACGACATTATAACCCATTTTAATTAAAAGGATAAATACTTATGTCATAGAGAGAACCTCTAGATGAGGACTTATGCGGACCCACCGCGTAGACCTAGAACGTCAACATAAGGAGAAAAACAATGGGACGTCCACTTAACAAAAGGTACTTTGGTGCTACTGAAGGTTCAGTTGGTACTGAAGGAAATAATCTTACAGTAATGTGTAAAATTGGCGCTAACGCAGCAGTTGGCAACGGTGTGATTTTATCACAAAGATCAGAAACAAAATTTAATTGCCACGATGATCCAGATGGAACATCAGGTAACACAGGTGTATGCACACTTGTAGATAAAGCAATTGGTGCTTTAGGTGCTGATGAAATGATTCTTCAAGGCTTTGTTTCAGGTGCTAGTGCAGTTAACATCAGAAAAGTACATAACCGTACAATGATTGATTTTAATAACAATAGATATACATGGACTGTAGACGACGATTCATCAGCAAACGTATTAGTATTAACAGCCATCTAAGGAGCGGCTGAATGGAACGCATCAATCGCATAGGCGCTGACAAGTATACCATAGAAGTAAATGATTCAGGCGAAATTTTACTTAAAACTGGTTCTGGCGGTAAGGTTAAAGTTACCGGCGATCTAGAAGTTTTAGGTGCTACAACCACTGTTGAATCAACAGAAGTAGCAATTGCTGATAAAACATTTACATTGAATAAAAATGATGCAGGTGGTGATGGCGGAATCACAGACTTAGGTGATGGCTATGACAGACAGGCAGGTATAATTGTTTATCGCGGCAGTGATAGATTTGATGCAAGAATATTTTACGATGAAGAATTAGACACTATTCGTGCAGGTGCTAGACAAACTTCTACAGAAGGTGCTTTTGTTTTCAAGACAGGCAGCGGAGAATATTCAGGTATACACACAAGTAGTATTATTACAGAAGACAATCAGGATTTGTACTTAATTGGTCACGGAACTGGTGTTGTTTCTGTATTTGATAGTACTGATTATCAGAGACAAGTTTGGTTGTATAATGGAGCAACCACAGACATTAACTTTCTTGCTGGACCTATAAATTCAGGCAAAGCAGATACGTTGATAAATGCTCAAGGTGTAGTTGAATATGTTGATAGTTATCATGATAACTTCTTTCAATATAAGATTGAAAAAGATACAGTAACAGTAGATAATCCTAGCGGAACACCTAGTAGAGTAGAAATTTTTGATGCAGACATTGATGGCGGAACTAGTAGAGTAGAAATTGCTGTTGATGAAAGTTTATTTTCTACATTTTATGATACTAGAGTTGAGTTTGGCACACTGAGATTTTTACAAGACCCAGCCGATGTTGGTGTTATTACATCAAACAGTATTGACACTAACATTAGATTAAGAGGAAACGGCTTAGGACAAGTTCAAATTGATGGCTGGCAGAACTTTATGCTAGAATCAGATCCAGCTGATCCTCCTGCAGAAGGTGTAACAATTTATAGTAAAACATTAGGAGACGGGGGTACTGGATTGTTTTTCAAAAACCAAGATGGTACAACTGACGAATTCGTAAGCAGGAATAAAGCCCTGCTGTATAGTATAATTTTTTAAGGAATTGAGATGGCAATAGTAAATGCAAATGTACTAACAACAGATACAACACTAGTCACTGTTCCTGCTGAAAAAAAGTATGCACTAACTACTTTGATTATTTGTAACAACGGAGTAAACGACGGAACTGGCACAAATGATACAAGTGTAGATGTTCACGTAATTCCAGATGGTCAATCGAAATCAGATGCAAATCGTATTTTAAACGACTTACCAATTGATAGTGCTGATACATTTACATTTTCAGCAGAACGATTGATTTTAGAAGAAGGTGACAGAGTTGTATGTGTAGGTGCTTCACCTACTGTATTATCAGCTACATTAAGTTTTTTGGAAGTATAAATGAGTTTTATTAAGAGACAGTCAATACATAGCAGAAAGGTTGGAGATAATACTTTTATCTTAACAGCTGACGGCAATATGGAGATGAACCTCGATGAAGGAAAGTCATTTTCCATAGATGCAAACGTAATTGTTACAGGCGATCAATCAGGACCTAAAACACGAAATGTGTATTATGTCACTGAAGATGGCAATGACAGCAATGACGGTTTAAGCAGTGATAAAAATGGAGCCTTTGCTAGTATTAAACGTGCAGCAGAAGTAGCACCTGAAGGTTCTACAATCATTGTTGCACCAGGTGATTATTATGAAAATAACCCTATTACACTAAGAGATTTTGTGACTGTCTCTGGACAAGGTGAATTACGTAACACAAGAGTATTTCCAAAAAATAACACAGACGATTTGTTCTTTATGGGTAATGGTTGTTACCTATTCCAAATGACATTTAGAGGACTACGCTATCCAGGTTGGTGTGCAAGAATACGTCCAGGCGCACTTGTAACAACATCACCTTATGTACAAAACTGTACTAACATGAATGGACCTTGGTTGAACGATGGTACAGAATTTATTCCTTTTGAAACTGTTCAAATTCCAGGAATTGAACCAAGTGCAAGACCTTTACAAGTTGAAGATTATCCAACACTTCCTGTAGAAAAACAAGTGAATCCAACAGGCGGCGGCGGAGGTATACTTGTTGATGGTGACGAATACGATCCGGCATCACTTGTTTTCAGTTTCGTTGCAGATGCGTTTACACAAATTTCGCAAGGTGGTATTGGCTTCCACATTACAAACTTTGGTTATACACAGATTGTTAGTTGCTTCTCGGTTTTCTGTTCAACAGGATTCTTAACTACCAAAGGTGGCTATCTATCAATTTCAAACTCAGTTAGTGACTTTGGTTTAGAAGGTGTTGTTGCAGATGGATTTTATCCAATTGCTTATACAACTGCCGTTCCTGCACAAGATTATTTTTCAAGTGTTGCTAGTGTTACAATGGATTTTGCAGGATTAGGATACACAGGAACACCTACAGTTACATTTGATCCTCCATTAGGCACAGGCGGCGTAACTGCTACAGGTACAGCACAAGTTGACCTTACAACAGGAACTGTTTCTGCTGTAAGTATTACCAATCCAGGAAATGGATATACAACAATTCCTCAAGTAAGATTTACTGGCGGTGGCGCTAGTGTTGATGCAACAGCAGATGTAAATCTTAGAACAAACGGAACATTATTACTTGATAGTTTAAGAGAAAAACCTGCAACAGGTAGTATTATTAAATTTGAAGATGATCCTCAATATTATTACGTTACAGGCACAGATGTAACAGTAAATCCTTTTACATACAATGTTGAAACTTGTAAGAGAGATGTAAGAAGAATTATTGATGCTGTAACTAGTGATATTGTTTTTGGCACTTACTATCAAAGTACAGCAGCAGCAACAAGTTATTTAAGAAGCACAAGTGCTAAAGTTATTATTGATCAGTTAGCACCTACTGTTTATGGTATTGAAGCAGCAAGAGATGAATTAAAAGCTCTAACTTCAAACTTAGCACTTAAAGAAGAAATAGACCAAAGATTTGCAGTTATAACAGAAACACTTAATGCAGGTGATAGTAGTGTAACTGAATATTTAGGCAGTGACTTTGCAGCAAGTTTAAATGATTTATCAATCATTGATGATGAAGTTATTGAAGCAAAAGATAATATTTTAGCAAACAGAGATTTTATCATTGAAGAAATCACTGCATACATAAATGATCAATTCACAGAACTAAGTTATAATCAAGCTGTGTATGAATCAGAGCTAAGACAACTGTTTACAGAAATGTCTTATTACATACCTACTGGTAGTACTCATAACATTGTAAGACAAGCACAAGAGTTTACATTTAGAACACGTTTCAAAGCAATGTTTATGTCTAGCTTTGATTATATGCAGCAACAGTTTTTAGCATTGACAGAAGTTGCAGATAGTACAGTAGCAACTAATGCTGTAATAGAAACATTCAATACATTGAAAAATGTTGTTGATGACGGTGATAGCTCAGGTATTGTATCAATATTCCCTGCAAGCACAGGGTCAACACAAAACGGTATAGATGCAAAGGATCATTTACAAGCAAATAAAACTTACTTGCTTGCAGAATGGGTAGCATATCTTAACAGTATTAACACAACAATTACATATGATCAAGCAGAATGGGAAGGTTATGTAAGTGACTTTATTGATGCATTATCATATGATATTATGTATGGCGGCAATTCTGCAACTGTTCAAGAAACAACTTTCTTCTTCAACAAAGTTACTTGGTCAAGTTTTACAACTGCTGAGATAACAAGCATAGAAGATACATTTGCAAGATTAAGATTTGTTATACAAAGAGTTATTAGAGGATTAACTGTTACTGCATCAACAGGTAACGTTGAATCGCAAGATTTTTCAAGCGGCAATGCAACTCAAGTTGAAGCAAGCAGAATTGATGGTTTAATTCAAAATGTAGAATTAATTATTAATGAACAGGCATTAACAAATCTTTCTTCAAAAATTTACCCAATTATTGATGATGAGCCAACTGAGCAAGTAGATGCTTCAAATGACATCCAAGGACAAATTGATAATATTATCACTGATACTATTGCATATAACTTGTTGAACAATCCTACACTTACATACAATGTTGAAAAATGTAAACGTGACGTAGGATATTTGATTGATGCAGTTTATAGAGATGCTCAACTAGGTACAAACCATCATAGCATAACAGCAGGCTTGGCTTACAGTAGAGCAAATGTTGCATACTTGAATTCAGAACAAAAGCCTGCAACTTTGATTGCATTAAGATATGCAAAAACAGAAGCAGTTGAAGCAGCAAGTACAAATGCAGCATTCCAAACAACTGTTGGTAATTTGTTTGATGATATTTTTAATATTATTGAATATGATCAATTACCAAGTGAAGGAAACCTATATCCAGAACCAGGGCCAGCAAGTAATGCATTAATTAATGCCCACGACCAATTAGTAGCCAACAGAGCCTTTTTAGCAGCAGACGTTGTTGCATATATCAATGCTAACAACTTTACATATGACCAAGCCAAATGTGAAAGAGATACAGGACTTATCATTGACGGTGCAGGTTATGATGCATTGTTAGGAACAAACTATAATGCAGTAACAAATGGATTAGCATACCAACGTGCAAACAGTGCAAAAGTTATTTCGGATCAGTTAACTGAAACTATTGCTGCACTAAATTATGCAAAAGGTGAAGCAAGCACAGCTACAGCAAGTGATACAGCAACACAAACAGCAGTTGAAGCAAACTTTGACGAAGTAATTGATATTTTACAGAACGGTGTTGTTAGTACAGACACAGCAGCTGATCCATTAACATTCACTAACCCAACTAGTGCAACAGCAGCACAAATTGCAGCAAAAGATCAATTGATAGCAAACAGAGATTTCTTAGCAGCAGAAGCAGTATCTTACATTCAAAACAACTATCAAGACTTTACTTACAATAGATCTAAATGTGAGCGCGATACTGGATTAATTATGGATGCAGTGGCACTAGACATTGCTTTAGGAACAAACTACAACAGTGTTACAGCAGGACTTGCTTACCAAAGAGCAAGTAATGCATACTTACAAGATAATCAAAATATACAAACTTTAGCAGCATTAAATGAATTAAAAGATCAATTGATAACGTTAGGGCTTACAGATGTAGTTGAGCCTCTGTCAAATGCTGCAATTGATGAAATAATTGATATTTTTACAAATGGAGTTATCAGCACAGATACAGCAGCAGATGCTCTAGTATTTCCTACACCAGGAACATTACCTACTACAAACGCAGTAGAAGCAAAAGATCAATTAATTGCAAACAAAAATTTCATTATTGCAGAAATTAATGCTTGGATTGCAGTAAACTTTCCTTCATTAGTTTATGATACATTGAAATGCGAAAGAGATGTTGGATACATTATTGATGCGGTATGTCACGATATTTTATACGGTGGCAACAGTGCAACTATAACAGTAGCAAATAGTTACTTTGTTGACGGTGTAAGTCAATTAGGATCACCAAGTGAAGAAGCAGCAACACACGCTGCATATGGAAGACTAAAAGATATAATTGGCGACATTGTTATGGAATTGCCAATTGTTAAAAGCACAGGAAACACTGCATTCCAAGATACAACTGGTACTCCTGCAAGTTCAACAGAATCAGATGATGCCGAAGGTTTAGTAGATATTATTGAAACTGTAATACGTGAAGGCAACCTTGATAGCGTACCAGCAACACAACTGCCAAATATTACTTGGGCAAGCGATGAATTACAACAAGGCTACAATACTATTAAAGCAAACAAAGATCTTGTAGCAGAAAACATTGTAATCTTTATTGCTAATAACTTCCAATCATTTGACTACGACGAAGCTAAATGTCGTAGAGATGTAGGAATCATGGTAGAAGCAGTTGCTTATGACGGTGCTATTGGTACAAACTATAATAGTGTAACTGCAGGACTTGCATATCAAAGAGCTAACAGTGGATATGTTCTAAGCGATCAAAATTTACAAACTATTAAGGCGATCGAGTATTTAAGAGATTATATTGATACTGAATATTTTAGACTGTCTAGTTTGTTTAGAACAAGAGTAAAAGCAGGTTTTAACGAGATTATTGATATCATTGAGAACGGCACAGTAAGCACCGATGATGCAGCCGATGCAATAGTATATCCAGATAGTGGTATTAATGCAAACTATCCAATCGGTGTAACTCAACTACAAAACAACAGAGAATTCTTAGCAGCTGAAACCACAGCATATGTGACAAATAACTTCCCATCATTGGTTTTTGATTCGGATAAGTGTGCAAGAGATGTTAAGTATATTGTAGATGCTATTAGTTACGATATTATGTACACAGGTAACTTGGCAACAAAACAAGCCGCAGAAAGTTACTATGTAGGTACTACAAGTCAGTTAGGTGCAGGACAAAAAGCTGCAACTGTTGCAGCATACCAAGAACTTGCAAATCTACTATCTGACGTTGTACAAGACATACCACACGGTACATTAGAACAAGCAACAGTAACTCAAGATATTACTGGCGGCGATGCTGGTCCAGTTGTAGCAGGCATTGCAGATAACTTGATTCAGTATGTTGAAGATGTAATTAACTCAGAAAGTATTTCGGTACTACCAGCAGACAATGATACAGATCTTAGCTGGACAAGTGTACAATTACAAGAAGATTTTACTTTGTTAACTACTCAAACAGAAGAACTACAAAATCTTGTAATAGATTACATTAACTTTAGATTTACAAGAACATTTGAATTCAACGCAACAAAATGTAACAGAGATACAAAGTATATTGTGGATGCACTAACATACGATATACTATATGGTGGCAATGCTGCAACCTACTCTGCTGCACAAAGTTACTATGTTGGTACAGCAAGTCAGGTAAGTGGACAACAAACTGAGACAGCTAATGCACTTGCTTGGGTGAAAACCTTGTTAGGTAGTGTTTTACTTGATACTGTGTACTCTGATCCAGAACAAACAGTTGAAACACAAGACACAACTGCTGGTGCAGCAAGTGCTACAGAAGTAACAAGAGCAGAAACATTGTTGCAAATCATCCAAGATGTTATCGAAAATGGCACAGATAACTTGCCAAGCACTGTAACTTATCCAGACACAACTTGGGCAAGTGCAGGTGCTCAAACTGCAATTGATAATTTACAATCACAGAAACAAACAATCGTCGATGGTACAATTAACTTACTAGAAACAACTTATAATGCGTTTAACTATAACGAAGCAAAATGCTTAGAAGACACTGGTCAAATCATTGATGCTGTGGTATATGACTTGTTATACACAGGTAACATTGCTACCTTGATTGCAACTAGAGCATACTTCTTAGGAACAGCCAATTATCTACCAGATGAGCAAAAAGATCAAACTGTGGCAGCGTATGCACACTTGCAAGACATTGCAGTGAAGTGTGTCGAAGGTATTGCTGTAACACCACAAGTTGGTAACAGTGAATCACAAGTACTAAGCGGAAGCTATGGCACTAGCGTAGAAAGTACAACAGCAAATGATTTGATTGAAATTGTAAAAAGTGCAGTTGATAATCAAACACTTGTAGGAACTCCAAGCGAAGTTGAACATGATTACAGTTGGTTGCCTTCTACAATTAGAACAGCAGGTGCAGCATTATTATCAGAAAAAGCAAATATTCAAAACGATACTATTACATATATCAACAATACAATACTTGGATTTGATTACAACATAGACAAGTGTGCGAGAGACACTGGATATATTATTGATGCAGTAGTGTATGATGTTATGTATGGTGGTAATAAGCAATCACGTAGAGCAGGTGAAGCATACTATAGTGGTGCTATATTGAACAATTTGACAAACACCGACTATGCAAACCAAAGTGATATCACTGCTTACACA